CGCTTCTGCTTAGAATCCCACTGCTGGGCTTCTCTGATGGCTTCATCCATCGGGCTGGCATCATAGCGCAGAACCGCCACAATAACCCCTAGAATGCCCGCTAAAGCCCCAATCATCACTATCTGGTTCATTCGGACCCCCTTTCGTTTGCCCCAAGTATGACCCAGGGGACTGACAGCCTACGGGCGACACGCCGACGGTGGCAATCTGGGGTTGTATTGACAATCGTATGGATAGATGGTTCAATTCTCTTATTGGAGCCAAGCACAGTAACTCCAGGAAACGGAAGAAGAAAATGGCACAGGCAGTAGTTTTCAAAAACAAACAAAATAGTTACACGTTGCGTTTAGAAGCAGATAGCGGTTTAGCAATTGCAACTTATTTTTTCAATACACGCAATGAAGCAATCGCAAAAGCAATAGATTTCAATTACACCCCTGAAATGATTGTTGAGGTAAATGCATAATGAAAATCAAATATTCAGTTGACAGCACCCCACGTCCAGCAATCTTGGCTATGTGGCAAGATTCAACTCATCGCATAACAATTTTTGTTTATGAAAACCTTAGTTATGAAGTTATCCGCAATGGTGTAGTTCAACGATTCGATATGAACCACTGGTACATCAGACCACAAAGCGTTGTTAAGCACGTTGAAAATGATGTTGCTTCAGGTGTTTATCCAGGCGTTAGGAGAGTTGCATAATGAAGTGTTGCGACCATAGATTCATCAAGAAGTCTTGTCTCTGCCATAACTGTTCAGGCAATCAATGTGACTATTCAAAGGAGCAAAAATAATGCACAAAGGAACATACGTGAGTTATCGCGAAAGCAAAGATGGTCAGTTCTATATGTACGGTTATTACCCAACAGGCCATTCAGTTCAAAGATATGACATAGGTAAAATCACAACCCAGGGTTCTGAAGTAATTGAAACTATAAGAGGTTTCAAGAATGCTCTGCAATTCTTCAAACAATTACAGACAATGGAGACTCAACAATGCTAGACCTACTCTTTGGCACACACGTTGCTGGTTGGCAGGCGATGGTGCAGTTCTGGTTCTGGTTTTCAATCGTCGCATTCTTTGCAGTGCGCTGGATGAAAGGTAATATCAAATGAGCGCGATGGGTAATTATTATCTTGACCGTCAGACAGAAGCAATCCGCTATTTAGCAGCACAAGGCATTGATGAAGAATCTCTCTGGGATGCTGCAGAAGATAGTTACCATCTTGTGATTGGTCTTGCTGAAATGCACCGCAATAATGTCAGTATAGATACCATCAAGCGCATAATAAGCGAAGCAAAACTATGAGCGCGATGAGCAATCTACACGCAGAACTTTCCACTGCAATGACTCACGTTGCAGACAAACTCAATGAAGCAGTCGCCGATGGTTGGGGCGAAACAATGGAAGCCACCTGCCTAGTGGCAATTGAACTCTTGCAAGTCTGCGCCAATGCATTTGAGCAGATTCGCACTATGAGTGAAAAGGTGGCAGAAGGTGGAAATTAGGCGCTGTCAGCGATGCGGCCAGATTGATTGGCAGCAAGGTTTTCATATTCCGTGCAAATGTAATCGAAAGGAGAAGAAGTGAAGAAAATCAGGTCCGTGCGTGTGTCAGATGTGCTGTGGGCAAAAGTTCAGGCTAAAGCCAAGCAAGAAGATAAAACTGTCAGTGAAGTAATCGTTGAACACTTGCGTGAATATGTAAAAGCGTAAGAGACAAAGAAGAACCCCTACACGGGAAAGGTGGCCGTGTAGGGGTTTTCTTATCGCTAGGGGATAAAGACTATTGCTGGTCCTGCTTGCGTTTGATTTCAGCGAGTTCGGCGGCAATGCTTGCATATGCTGCCAAATCAATGAAGGTATCATCTTTAGAGTATTCGTGATTTTGTTGCAGTCTGGCAATCTTTACCAACGCCATACAAATTGAAACCTGCATTGGCGAAATCTCTGTCCCAAGATAGGCAGACCACAAGACTGCAATTCTTCTGTGATTCTCATACGGTGTTCCATAATCTTCTTGGCGGTCACCATACATCAGCCTTTCGGCTTCTTTGAGAACTTCCCCCCGTTTCATCAGACTTACTCCTGTTCTAAATCATCCACATCTGTGTAAAGCGCAATTTCAGTTTTCTCATTCTCAACACGTTGTGCATATTCACCAAGTCCAAGAGCAGATAACACGAATGCAACTGCTGCTTCAACTGGCATATCTGGTGAGAGCGCGGAAACTACCAGCGCAACTGCTGATGATACAAATGCTGCAACACGTGCAGGATTGCGGTGAACAAATGACTTCAACTTTTCCATTCTTACTCCTTGAACTTAGGCTTACCAAATCCCACAATTGAGACTGGCTCTTGGCGTTTCAATTTCAATCGCTTGGTTTTCTTGTAGGTTCTGGTCTTGAAGGCAACCATACCGCCATTGCGCTGGTCACCTTTTGAATCGCCAGAAGTATTTCCTTCAATTGTATGGACGACGCCTTTGCGAGCCTGCACGCCGATGACAATGCCGATGTGTGAGATACGCTCAACCCCGTCACCTGGGAAGTCAAAGAAGGCTAGGTCGCCTGGCTCTGGCGTGGCGGTGGCGGCGTCCTGCCATTGATTGCGGGACTCGAACGCCTGCGCCCCTGCCTGGGTTGAAATGCAGTTCGGGATGCGCAGCCCTACCTTCTTGGCGCACCACATAACAAAGGAGCCACACCACGGCAGATAGTTGGCGCCCATCTCTTTGCCAAACTTTGTCTCATTCTCTTTCGGGCCTTCTACATATCCAACTTCAGCCCACGCGACTTGAATGAAATTGTCGCGCTGTGTCATTTCTTCTTGCGCTTTGATGGTGTTCCCCCAATGAGAATTGCATAGATTTCATCTACACGTGCTTCCAAACGATTTACTTGGTCTTTGATACTTGAGCCAGAATTAGGCTTGAGTTCTGCCAAATAGTGTTGGACTAGCCATTTGACCCCATAGGCAAATGAGCCAACAAGGGTACTGACTGCAACAGCAAGGGTTGCCATATCAAGTGGTGTCACGTGGTTTTCTCCTTCAGCAAGACCTGAATATCATCAAACAGGTCTATATGGTCATCAATCGTTCTTCGTATTGGAACAAGTTCCGTTACAAGGTCCATTTTCTAACTTCTTGATTCTTGCCGCCAAGATTGCATTCTCTTGTGCCATTGCGCCAATCTGTATTCTCATTGCTGCCAATATCTCATTGACATCAAGTTCTTCGTTCATTTATTCCCCCTTGAGTATTTGAACTTCTTTGTATAAATCCTGAATCAAAGCCAGCAATCCAGGAACAATCATTCTATCGTTCCACGATTCAACTTCGCCGTTTTCATAATCTGCAGCCACAGGATATACAGCATCAACTTCTTCTGCGATAAATCCAGGAATCAAAGCACCAAAGCGAGAATCAGATTCAGAGAGATAATCTTCGCGGTAAGTAAATGCGCGAACTGGTAAATCCAACAATTTCTTTGGGTCTAATTCATCAATATTACGAACTGGCGTGATATTTTCTTTATAACGCTCACTAGATGCAGTGCTTCTAGTAACACGGCCAAGTGAGATAGTAACGCGGCCATTGGCGGCATCGGTGACCGTTGTATGGTTTGGAGTAAATAGGTCACGTCCAGCAGTTACATCTAAAGTTGCATCAATACTTCCGCCAACATCAAGACCGCTGCTGTCAATCAATGCATAACGAGTAGTGCTTTGAGCAAGAGATATTGCGCTCGCACCAACATAAAATTGTGGATAAGAATTGCCAACAGGGTCTGCTGTTGCGCCATAGTGAATCATTACAGCACCTGAAGATGCTGGCAAAATATGACCATAAACGGTACCCAAGTATTTGAAATACATTGAGTTTGTTCCACCATCAAGAGTAACTGCAGTTGTTCCAGAAGATGTTTGAACAACAAAACCTGTTAGAGTTCCAGCGCTTAATTTGTCTGTGGTAATCGTTCCTGCAGCAATCTGTGTCGCAGTAATTGTTGCTGATGCAATTTGTGAAGCAGTAATAGTATTAGCGGCGATATTATCAGCAGTGATTGTTGCGGCAGCAATCTTTGCACCAGTGATAGTGCTGGCTGCAATTTGAGTTGCTGTAATTGTGCCAGTTGCAATATTTGATGCTTCAATTGTAGCCGCTGCAATTTTTGTTCCAGTGATAGAAGCAGATGCAATTCGGTCAGCATTGAGTGTGCCAGTTGAGATATTGCCAGCATTGATATTTGAAACCGTAACAACGCTTGCATCAATAGTTCCGCTGGTAATTTTATTTGCACTGAAATTTGCTAATGCATTTGTGCCAAGGTCATTAGCAACCCAAGCAGAACCGCTCCAGCGATAAATACGGTTGTCATCATCAGTATCAAACCAAAGGTCGCCAACAGCCGATGCCGCAGGCGCTGACGTCTGGCGAAATACTTTATTCTTGCCATCAGCCGTGGTCTGGGCTGCAGTGGCGGCGGCAGCGGCGGCGGTTGCTGCTGATTGTGCTGCTGCAATAGATGTGTCTTGAACAGATGTCCAAGCAGTTCCATTCCAAAAATATTGTTTGAATCCATCATCGGTGTCAAACCAAATGTCGCCAACTTCAGATGCTGTCGGTGCTGATGCCTGATAGAAGGTCTTAATTTTACTATCTGCAGTTGCTTGGGCTGTTGCAATGGCATTATCTTGAACTGATACCCACGCAGTTCCCGTCCAGTAATAGAGTTTGTTGCCATCATCAGTATCAAACCAAATATCGCCAATTGTTAAATCACCTGTGGGGGCAGTTGTTTGACGGTATATTTTATTTTTTCCATTAACAGCGGTTTCAATAGAATCAAAATTAGCAGCCAAGCCATCAGTAGTATCAGCGACAACAGGAATCACAGATGTAACAGTAAAATCAGCAGTCTGTGTGACCGTGATTGGCGTGTTAGTAATCTGTGGACATAATGGCATTATCTGACCCCTAGATTGTTATTGAATAAGGATTGATGGGCGATGTGTGGAATGAAACTCTCCAGTCATCGTTTGTAATTTTATGGTTCATACCTTCAATCACAAGGTTGTATTGCAAGTTGCGATTGTCAACTGTTTCACGCTTTACACTTACCTGGTCGCCAATTTCACAGGCTAGGAAATCAGGATAGAGAACTCCAAGATTCAAAGCGCTGAAATCAATCTGCTTTGCATAAGTCACAGGTGTTGCCTGTTGGCGTGATTCATACAGCGCAAGATTGGTACCAGAAGTTTCACTCAAGATAGGCGCATCAAAACGCTTTGATGTAAGACCATAAGCATCTCTGCTTATCGTGTATGTGGAAGTGACCGTGGCACTGGCGCCACGGTCCACCACAGCCTGATTGACCACATAAAATGTTCCAGGGTC